TGCGAAAAATAGATTACAACAATCTACTAGGACTTTTTGTAAAAAACAAGAACCTGAGTGGAAGTTTGTATTACGCTATAGACTTGAAGAAGTATCTAGTGATTCTAATCCTACGTTGGTAGAAACATCGGGTATCAGAATATGGCGGACTGCTTAATCAACTTGTTGCTTTACATTCGTAAAAGTGGTAAGTATAGTAAAGCTTGGTGTCTGTATAAAAGCAGATTAAATTAATATTTAGAAAGGAGAAAGATATGCGAACAGCAACTACTACTTCAAAATCTAAAAGTATGCCGCCAAAGGTTGTTGCAGACAAGCCTATTAGCAAAGCACAAGTAACAAAAGTGCCAAAGCCTGTCGCAAAAACTAGAGGTGCAGCGAGAAAAAGCTACAAGTTCAGTGGCACTATGCCTGAACAAACTGGCTTTACACCGCAAATGTATGCTTTATTACAAACAATTAGTGAGGCTAAAAAGACTGAGCTAGACTCTAAACAGTTTACTGCTCAAGACCTAGTTGCACTAGCTGTTAAAAAAGGATTCTTGTCTACATGCCAAGACCCTTTGAGAATTTTCAGATTTTACAAAGATAGATTAGTCAGCGAAGGCTACCTATCAGAGGTATAATTTGAAAACGTGGTGATAGACTAATCTATCACCACACCTTATTTTTATAGGAGTATGTTATGAGAATTGTAATAACTAAAGACGACGGCAGTGAAATAGAAACGAATACTATTGCTCTAGCTCGTAGACTAAACAATATTGTTGTAGAAAAAATGGAAGAACAATATATGAAGGGTTGGGACCAAGCCGATTTTATGAATTGTATGATTGATACTATCGATACTATGTTCGCTGAAAAAGAAATGAAATAACGTTGCTTTACTTTCGGCTTGCTGGTAAGTAAAGTATAACTATAACTAATTAAGAAAGGAGAAAGTTATGAAAGCTATATTAATTGACCCTTTTGACCAATCTGTGTCAGAAGTAGATTATAACGGAGACTATAAAGAAATATACAATCTTACAGATTGCGATACTTTTGATGCAGTTTCCCTTGACGATACTAACGATATATACGTAGATGACGAAGGTTTATTGAAAAACCCTACACGTTATTTTAGAATATATAGTTATACGACCAACCAACTTGTAACACTTGCAGGTAAAGGATTAATACTTGGTCATAACGACGACGGCGAGACTATCGCTACAACCCTAAACGCTAACGAATACGCAGGAACTGTATCTTTTTTACCTGAAGGTTATACACACGACCCTGTAATAGAATTTGTAGCGAGAAACTGGAGTTAATTATGCCTAATCATTGTTTTAATAGAATAGAAATACATTGTAGGTCTGAAGAACAAAAGAACGAGATTAAAAAGTTTTTAGAATCTGAAGAAACTTGTTTTGACCTTAGTCATATATTACCTGAGCCAGACTACGATACTATCGCAGTTAAGCCAACGTTTGGTAAAAAAGACGATACCCACCAGATGCCTGGATGGTGGGATTGGCGTATACAAAATTGGGGCACTAAATGGAATACGTATGACGACGAGTTATTTGAAACAGAAGATACGTTAGAGTATCGTTTCAGCACTGCATGGTCGCCGCCAGAAATGGCAGTAGCTCATTTACGTGAGATATATAAACCTGAACGTGATGACGTGTATATTACAGCGTTTTATGATGAGCCTGGAATGGAAATTGCGGGGTATTATTAGTGCTTTACTTTGGCGTTAGTCGTAAGTAAACTATTATTAAGTTTTAGTTGTGAGTAGTTTTTATTGTTCATTCTCACAACTAGACGAGGGTGTGAATTCGTAACAACAACGCACGTGCGAAAACCCCAGCAAAAACGAGCTGGTCACACCCTCAATTTTTAGAGAAAGGAGAATATTATGAACTTAGAAACTATAAAAGAACAAACATTACGGCATATCAGTAGTTTAACACGCTATCTAGATATGTCTGATGAAGACAGGTTGAAGGCTTGGGAGTGGGTTTATGTAGTGTTGTGGGATTACCACAGATTACATGGTCCTTACAAGTATATCAGTCTAGGCGACGTAAGCCACTTTTTTGATATTTGGTTTGAAGATTACTACGGCGACGTAGCAGAAGAAGACAGATGTATGTGTGGTCTGCCACTAGAAGCTAATGGTAGGAATTGTTATTCACATATGACAAGGGGGATGTAATGGAAGATAGGTATACTGTGGAAATGAGCCTATTTATATGGGCTAAAGACGATAAAGAAGCTGTTAAAATCGCTCAAGAAATACAACAACGACAACGAGATAAATTCGATAATCGTTGTCACATAAACCGATTAGCGGAAGCCCCGTTCGGTCGAATACGAGAAAGGGAGATTCAAATTGAAGGTAGTTATTAATAAATATAAAGCTTTATCAGATTTAGAATTGGGTGTTAGAATAACAATAGATGATATTAAAAAACTACACCCTAATTTAGCAAATTGGGAAGCACAGCATGTAATTGCACGGCTTGCCAGAGAACATGAAACAGGAGTATTTTATGGAGCAGCAATCGAACAAATCGACAAGTGGGCAAAAGAACTCTATCCCGAAAGAGCAAGAAGTTCCGAAACACCTACAACACCTGAGCAAAGAGAAACTTGAAGCACTTAGGTATATATTTAGAGGAAATTTATGAGAAATGATAAAATTATACAAGTAGAAGAGTGGGCTGAAGAACGTGGTTTATTAGTTGCTGAACCAAATATAAGAAATATCAATATCTATGAGTATAATTATAATGATGTTCAAGCACAAACTATGAAGTTAATGGAAGAAGTAGGTGAAACTGTCAAAGCTATAGCCTATAAAGATTCACAAGGAGTTATGGATGGTATAGGTGATTGTGCGGTAGTATTGATTATACTAGCAGCACAACATAATATGACATTTGAAGAATGTTTAGAACACGTGTGGGGTGAAATAAAAGACCGCACAGGTAAATTGGAGGATGGATTATTTAAGAAAGATTAGTTCGCGAAAGGGACTTAGTTATGGCTCAGCCAAGACTATAGTTAAGTGGATAAGCACGCAGTGGCAAACACAGACATGACTAAGTCCTGCTTTAGAACATTATATGCTACCTACAAAGCAGTGGGATAAGCTCCACAAATAAGGGTAGGCTAAGATACTAGTTTAAAATACGATGCGTGGCAAGAACTAGATGGCATATAAGATAGGATTGTAGGAAAATCCGATGAACGATTTCCTTGTCAAGGCTTCCTACAATCCGACCTTTTTTAGTATGCAACAACTTTCATTATAGTGAGCATACAAGGGCTGTAGAGTGCTCCGTTCAACTATTCATACATTCTACAGTCCGCCCTTTGCTTTACATTCGGTTTGCTGGTAAGTAAACTATTTATAGTTAAAAATTAGAAATTAGAAAGGAGAACTTATGGATAATGTAACTAAACTTGAAGACCGCAAATGTTCTATTTGCGATGGACATATCGAGCCTTTACGAAACGATAAGGGCGAGATAGTATGGGAAGGTGGTAATAACGCCGAGCCTGTTAACGACGGCAGATGTTGTGACGACTGTAATGCAACAGTTGTTATACCTGCAAGAATGGCACAAATGATGGAGACTAAGTGATGAAAAAATACGTAGTCGAATTAGAAGTTACCGAGACACATTTCGTCAAAGTTCAAGCAAAATCTAAATCAGAAGCTGAAGATATTGCTATAGATGAGGGTGTTAATTCTTTAGATGCACATGAGACAGACGTAGAGGCTGTTGGTGTGGTGGAGGTGAAGTAATGGGTGCCGAGATATTTATTTTACCAGCAATGATGTTTATGTTAGCTATCTTAATAATGATAGCAGGGAGTTAATATGGGATTAGATTGTTATATTGTGCATGGTAACGACCATGATAAAGCGTTTACGGACGAAGATGATGCACGCCTAAAAGATATCGCACTTTGTGGAGGTATGTTGAGTGGTGGTGGTAACGACGGCTCATTCAGGGGCAAAGTTTACGAGCCTTTGATGGATGACCTTATGGATACTAGTGGTATTTGGCATAAATGCGAAGAATACGATAATCCTCCATACGTTACAAGCGATGAGCTTAAAGAACAAGCCGATGCGTTAGCTGATTTTATACAAGCTAAAGTTGATTTTGCTGACGAAGATGGTGTTGTTATTGGTGATGATGATATTATCTATCAAACGAATAACGGTTGGACTGAATATACCTATCGAGAAGTTTGGGATTTACTAACGTTATTGCGTGTCGCTAGTGAGCGTAAAGCTGTTATGCACGTATGGTGGTAATGCTTTATTTTCCCTTTACTCGTAGCTATACTATTTATAGCGTAATAAAAGAAAGGAGAAAGATATGATATGTTCATTATGCCGAGAAAAAATACCGACCGCACGAGCTAAACTAGGTTATTCGACCTGTACATCGTGCGGCGAAGAAGCTGCACAGCGATTAGCTGAACAGCGTAAGACACAAATTGCACCTACTTATAATAAAGGTGCATATCAATATATCACACTAAACGATACAAAAACTATTGGGAGGTAGTTATGCAAACTGAAGAAAATAAAAATAAACCATACTTTGAAATGTTAGATACTATGCAGGAAATGGGTAGTATCAATATGTTCGGAGCACCTGCAGAATTACGAAAGGTATTTCCAGAACTAGGCAGACACGAAGCTATGAATATTACAGGTGCTTGGATGAAAGCACAAAGAGAAAACAATAATGAGTAGAACGAGTATAGAACTATACAACATATATTGGACAGACTGTTCTGGAAAGACAGACAAAATAGCTACTACTAATAATTTAGATAAGTGGTTAGAAGAAAATAACAAACAAAGAATAGCAGATGGGTTTGACCCTGATGAACTTGATGACTTTATTATTGAGGAGTGTGGAGTTGATATTTATGATGAGGAGGTAGAATGAGCACTAATTGTAAATGCGAAAATATAGTAAATAGCCATAAAATCACGAAAGACGGAGTATTACAAAGCGTTTTAGAATGTGAAGATTGTGGTAAACGAGAGGTAGAAACTTTTGATGAACTCTACAAACAAGACGAAAAATAACGAGTGCCCCGAGTGTTGTGGGGAAGGATTCGACCTAGACCATTTCTACGAAACAGGTGGCGAGGAAGAAGATTGCTATATGTGTGGAGGCACGGGAGTTTATGAACAACAATGAAGGACTTTGGTTAATTATGGCGTGGCTTTTGCTAGCGTCGGCGGTTGTTTTACTTTGGTAAAACTCGTAGCTATAATAGTAAAGTAGTAAATTATTATTACGATAGAAAGGAGAAAGATATGAATATAGAAATATACGATACGGACGGTAAACAACTCAACGATAGTGGTGAGTGGAAAGAACTAGAGAACGGAGGCGAATACTTTGTAGGAGCTGATGCTAGCGATTTCCCTAACATAGAGTTGGGTAAGGAAGTAGGTAGATACGAAGAAAACAACGAGCATTTTGTTTTCCACGTGAATAAAACCAACGGCTACAATTACCTTACGATAAGAATGCCAGGAGAAGGTGGTGATACAGCCATAGTTATGAGGTTAGCTACATTCGAAGATTGGCAACAATAAAGGGGAAAGATATGATTAGAGAACTATTTGAGTTAAGGGTTTATCCTGAACCAAACGACGTTGGAACAAACAGCGATAAATATATATTATTTCCAGGAAAACATACATTGAAAGAATGTGAGGACATTATCGATAATCAACCGAGCCAAATGATGCACGTAGATGTAACTTACGAGTATGTAGCAGTTAATAGTTATGGTGATAGATTTTATTCACCCAGAGACGGTTTTAATTGGATGGATGTTACAAAGACGGAGGAAGTATGAGCGATAAATTATTTAAATTATATTTAGAGTATAGACATGAAGTGCAACCGATGGACGATGTATTCGTTTGCATGTGCCGACCAGAACAAGTAGACGATATATTAGAAAGTTATGCTGAACTTTGGTGTTCAATAGTAGATAGAAATATAGATTTACTCGATAAATACCCTATCGACAAATTAACAAACGACGAAGTATTACAGGGTTGGGAATCGTTCGAAGGAACAAAACTTGAGAATATTGAGACAGGCGAAAAGTTTCATTATATAGAAACCATTGGTAGAGACAAGTATACGTTAGAGAAAATCTAAAGCTCGTAGGTTGCTTTATAATCGTTTTGCTGGTAGCTATAATATAAGGGTATTAAAAAAGAAAGGAGAAAATTATGAACGATATAATAGAATTTAACGAAATTAATAGCCCTAGCGAAAAGCTAGACGCTAAGATTTTTAGTAAAGCTTACCCTAAAGAATTAGCCGAAAAGTTGAATGGTGGGATTCCTGTAGTCGGCGATTTCTTTATTGTCGGTAACTCTACTATTATGCGTTTAAATGTTAATGATGGTATGCATGCTGTCTATCATTATGCTAAATGCCCTGCGGTCTTAACTGCTAGTCAATGTGAATCTAAGTTTGATTCTATGGTTAAAGTCGACGCTGAATGGGTCGAAGAAACCGAGAATCGTAGAGCTTCCTAAAGTGTAAGCCCTCGCTTTATGCGGGGGTTTTTTACGCCTGTAGTAATCTAAAACTCTTATGGCGCGTCGTAAAAATCTTAGGTATAATATAAGGGTAAAAAATTACTTTTACGATTTTAATAGAAAGGAGAATTATTATGGAAAATAAAGAAAATAAATTAGAAACTCTTGACGAGATTCACGAAAAAGCTAGATTAGCTAGATTAGCTGACGATTATGATTGGTTAGAAGGCTTACATACAAACAAAGACTGTTGGGAAAAGACGGGCTGTCCGATGTTTACGGAAATATGTACATTCAACGATGATGATGGATACAACGAGCTACGTGGATACGCTTCCGACCTGTCTGAGCTGAGTGAAATTGTAGAAACAAAATGTTTAACGGTTGAAAGAGTAGAACATACTGAAGACGGAACTGATAACCCGTATTATGAATCGACTTGGGACATCGACGTAGAAATGTTTGTTTATAGAGATTATATTTATACTATATCGAGAGAACACATCCACGACGCTCAAACATTTACTTGTTGCAGTATAACGAGAAGACCGTTAACGATAGATTATAGAAAGTAAGACTATCTACTAAGATTTTAATAGAAAGGAGAAATTATGAAAACAGAAAAATTATTTAAAGTATATCTTTGTTATTATCACGAGCAAGAAAGAAACCCTAATCAATACAAAGAGTATGTGGGCACTACTACGACAGATAGGTTAGGTAAAATTCTTGATTTATATGGTGAACTTTACGACATTATGAACGAAACAGGTTTAGAAACCGAAAGCAATTTAGTGACTAATTGGGAACATTTAAACCACGACGCATTACTAGTCGATACCAAAACAGGTGAAAAGTTTTGGTATGAGAACCAATACAACGAAAACTACGAAGTTGTTGGATATGGGGTATATGAGGTAACGAAATTTGCGTAGAAAGAAGTGCGCTAGGGAAAAAGCGGACCCTCGCCTAGTGCGGGGGTTTTTTATTATTAGTTCTATCGTATTAGTGTTTTTAAAAATAAAAAATTTTAATGAAAGAAATCTACAAAACTACTAATATCTCTAATATACTAATAGAATCAGTCTACAACTCTCTTTGCTACTCTGTTCTTTGAATCTACGAAACTAATAGATTTTCTATTAGTTATTAGAAACTATGGTAAGATTACTAGAGGGCACGAGAAAAGTAATTTGAAAATTATCTTTTTTAATATATTTGTAATATCATTTGCTCAAGCGAGGTATTACAATGAAAAAGCTAACTTACACTCATTTAGTTCCCACCGAAGACGGCAAAGCTTTCGTAGACCAAAATGGTAAGACGTGGCAGCCACTCAACTCTAAACAAAAACTATTTTGTAAAGAGTATATTAAAGGACAAACAGCAACTGAAGCCGCGATAAAAGCGGGCTATACAAAGGATAGGAAAGGTGCTAAGACACAGGGCAGCGTTTTACTCAATCATAACCCTGTTGTACGAAACTACCTCATTGACTTGGAAATACAAGCCTCGGAGAAGG